GCATTTTTTAAACCTATTTTATTCCAAGGAGAATCATTAGTATCATCCCATGCACTAGAATAACTAGCAAGATTTTTCAATTGATATTCTATACCACTTTTATTACCATTATATTTTTTAGCATTATTCAATGATGTGTTGGCTAATGAATTTTGCTGATTCTTTAATAATTGTTGCTGTCTTTCTATTGCTGTATCTAAATTATCAATATAATCTTCTAATGAACCATTTAATGCTAAAATTGGATTTCCTTCAGAATCCGTACCTAAAACTAAATCGGGTGCAATGTCAGCGATTTGTTTTTGTAACTCATTGTATCTTTCTGATTCTTCTTTTGTTTTTTTAGTTTTATTAGCTAAGTTGTCATATTCTTCAGCTACATCTTTTAAACTATTTTTTTGACTTGTTAAAGAACTTATATTACTTTTAGTAGTATCTATATTATCTTCTATTTTATCATGTGCAATTTGATTAGCATTGACATAATCATATAAAGCTTTACAAACTAAAGCAATAGCACCAATAGCTAATCCTGTCATAACTGTATTTAATAATGTTACACCCGCAGTTAAAACAGCAGTTTTTGCTGAAGCTAACATAGATGCTCCACTTACATTAGTTAAAGCTACTCTAAATCCTTCAGTTGCAGTAGTACTTTGTTGTAGAGTTTGTGGTATTTGAACACCAGCTCTACCTAATAAATTTGAAAATATACTTCCCCCAGTCACAGTTAATGCTGAACCTGTACCTAAAGCTTTTATAGTTTTACCTAAACTAGCAAAAACACCAATCATCAAAGGAGCAGACATACCTATATTATCAAATGCTTTTACTATACCATTAACTGTTTCTAATACACTTGTTAATACATCTAAAAATGTTTTAACACTATCCGTACTTATTGTAGTTGTAACCAAACTATTAAATTGTTCTTTTAATTTTGTTATTTTACCTTCTATGCTATCTATAAATCTAGCATTCCTTTTTGTTCACATAGATTCGCTATACCTATGCAGTTCTCTTATGAACTTCTCTATATTTCTATAGATGAGCAGACTATTTCTTCACCCTCGTCTTTACGTTAGGGGCAACCCACTTCGGATATCAATCGCTTATATCCTACGAGTATCTCAACTCTAGTCGTTGAAAGTTTTCCTTGTTTAATTTTAATTTATCAGCCAATATATTCTCAATATTTTTATAATCCCAATAAGAGATTCTCAATAAATCTATGTTATTATTTTGACAATAAATGTTTTTAATTGTATCTCTTATCTTGGTATCTATGAAACTTTCATAACCCCCAAAATAATCACTTATTTCAAAATGTTGCTTCCCATCATATTCTATAAGAAGGTTATAATCAGGTAAATAAAAATCAAAAGGTAAATATCTTTTAAATTTACATCTTTTTATAATGTATTGTTTTTCAAATCTAATGTCATTTTCTTTTAAAAATCTTTCAATTTTTCTTTCACCTTTAGATTCCTTACAATGCGGACATCTATTTCCAATGTAAAAATCATGCAATCTAGCTTCATAAATATGTCCTTTTGAACATTTTAATTTCACCTTATTTTCACCATTAATATATTCTTCTTTTGGTGTTAAGATTTTATAATTAAAATTTTCAACATAATTTACTCTATCCTCGTATGGTATGATTGTAGATTTACCCCTAATTTTTGAATAACAATTTGGACAGCCAGTTCCGTTTTTTAAATTATGTAAAGTTGGGGAAAATATATGATTACATTTTTTACATTTAACTTTTAAAGGAGTATCATTATTTACATATTCTGCTGATAATAATTCAAATCCTAAATCAGTTATAACCTTTTTAACATCTTCGTATTTAAATTTAGATTTATCTCCGTTTATTTTAGATGCACATTTTTTACATCTGTGTCCTTTAAATAAATCTAATAATATTTGTTCATATATATGCCCATTTGGACATTGTAATTTGTTTTTTTCACTAGCTTTAATATATTCTTCTTTGGTTGTTAACAATTTATATCCTAAGTTTTCAACTCTCTGTTTTGCAATTTCATAAGGCATAGTTTGTTTTTTTACTTGTTCTTTTTTTATACAATCATTACATTTAAAATTTCCACTTCGTTTCATTATTTTAAACGATTTACTAAAATGCTTTCCACAGCTACAAATCATTTTTAATTCTGTTGTGCTATTTTTATAATTTGATAATAATATCACATTATTTTTTTCTAAAATTTCAATAATATCTTTTTCATTATATTTTTTTGCCATAATAATCACCTCCTTATTAATTATTATATTTAAATAATAACACCAATGGTAAATATTGTCAATAATTTTATAAATTAAATTTAGGAATTTCTCTGCATGAACTACCATTGTAATGTAATAATTACTTTAATTACATTTAGATACTTAGGATTTAACCTTATATCTATCCTTACGTTGTTTCTACTTTCGTACCTTCATATTGTGATTTCTCCAATATTGTGGTGTAAGGCTCTTAGGTTGTACCTGCAATTCAAGTTGTGTCCTATGCACATTTCTGTACATACGGAGAATGTTGTTTCTCTTTTTCAGCTGATCCAACCATGAATCCATCGTTATATTCTTGTTGATATTGTACGACAGTGTCCCAGTTGTTCATTAAAGCTTGTAATGTGTTCAAATGGTGAGCACCACCTAATGCGTCTGCTATACCATTTTTCTGAACATCATTCATATCATCCCATTTATCTGCTAATTGACTAAAGATAGTATAAGCATCTTTTACTTTGTTAGTATCCCAATCTACTATTTTGATACCAGCTAATTTTTCAAATGCTTGTGCAGTTTTGTTAGCAATAACATCTCCTTCTTTCATAGAGTAAGTAACCCCATTAAGACGATTTATCATTGTTTTAAAACTATTTCCTACTTTACCCGCATTTTGAACCGTTTCTTGAGCGCCTACAATTAATCCTATACCTTCATTTATATCCATACCATTAGATTTAAAAGCTGAAGCACTTCGCATCAATGCTTCACCTATATCAGCTGATGTAACAGCAAAATTATTACCTGCATAGTTTCTTTCATATTCACATAAATTCGCAAGATTTATGCCGTTCTCTTATAAACTGCTTATGCTTTCACATAAGATTAGACTATTTCTTCATCCTATATAAATAGGAGCAACCCTTTTCCATTACCATTGGCTTGTAATGTACAATTAGTCGTTGAACCTTCTCCTCGTTATATATAGGGGAGCTTGGTTGCATGAACAGGGATTGTATGAATTTAATCATTTCTCACTTAGGATTTAACCATATGAGAATCCTTACGTTGTTTCCGCTTTCGCACTATCATATACTCATTTCTGGTATATTGTAGTGTAAGGCTTTACCCATTACCTGCAATTAGAGTTGTTTTCGGTTGCATATTACTATACAACTAGGCAAACATCTGCCTGATCCATATAATCAGTTAATCTACTGTAATTATCACCAGCACCTTTAACTTTGGTACTCATAGCATCCAATGATTCATCAACGCCACCATACGCTGACATTATTGATTTTAAATATTTATCTGAATCCTCTTCTGAAATATCCTTGTATTCATCTAGCTCGCTACGCTAGACAGTTCTCTTATGAACTTCTTATACTTTCATATAAGAGTAGACTATATCACATTCTTTTTCAATAAAAAGAACCTCACCACTTCCACATATCAATAGCTTATATGTGTACTTCCCGTCACGGAATAGTCGTTTATCCTTTCTCACTTTATAGAGACTTGGAGGCTGATTACCCATTATTTTAGTACTTAGGGTTTAACCTTATACTATCTCAAAACTTTTTTCTACTTTCGTTCCATCACACTTATCGTTTCCAATTATGTTGTGGCATTTGAGCTTTAGGGCTTTCCAGCAATTCAATGAGTTTGCTATGCTCTTTATAAACATAGGCAGAATGTTGTTTCTGCGACATTTGCGTATAAATTGACATTTTTAGCATATTCCATAGCTCTATCAATATTACTTACGCCTAACTGTAAAGCTGATGCAGTTGAATTAATTATATCCGTAGCACTACGAGCAACATCTTGTCCAACCTCTACTGCTTTTTGTCTTACATTTTCTAATTCTTCAGCAGTACCATGAAATGAATCTGGTGCAACTTTAGTTAACCCAACAAATGCTTTATCTAATTCTCTAATAGTATCACTTATACCATAAATAGCTTTGGTTATTTGCATACTTATAATATTACCTAGAGAGAATGTAGACATTGTTGAATATAAATTACTAAAGAAGGTGCTTGTTCTTTTAACACCCGTTTGCAATCTGGCAGTTTCATCTGTAGCTTGTTTTAATTCGTTTCTAAAATGTTTTATAGCATTAGCTTGTTTCCCAACATCCATTTGTGATATTTGATTTAATTTTTGTTTAAGTTGTTCAGCTTGTTCAGCAGTTAATTTTTCTTCATTTTTTAACTGAGTGATTTTGTTTTTTAATGAATCTATACTAGCATTATTGCTATCAATTTTCATACCTTGCTTAGCTTGATTTTGAAATTCTTTTATTTCTTGTGTTGTTTCATTGATTTTACTTTTTATAGTCTCAAATTCAGATGCAACTTTTTCATCATTAACGTCTAAATTTTTCAATTCATTTTTATACTGTTCTAATTTAGATATCGCTTCATTGATTTTAGATTCATCTATATAAGCATTTGAACCAATTTTCCATTGTTTCATTTCTTTTAGCTTATTTAACATAGTATCAATCTGTTTAGTTTGTGAATTTACATCACCATCTATTTTCATGCTTAATTTAGCTGAATTTTGTAATTCTTTAAACTCAACCTTACATCTATCTAATTTTTTTATAATGTTTTCAATCTCTGATTCAACATTAGGTTTTAAATGTACATCGGACAATTGAGTTCTTAAATCTTTAACTTTAGTTTTTAAATTATTTAATTTTCCTTCATCAATAAATGAATTTACACCAGTTTTAGATTTTTGAGCAGAATTAATTTTGTTAATAAAATCATTAGTTGTTTTTATCGCACTTCTAATATTGTCGTTAGTTTTTATATCTATTTTAATTGATGAATATTTTTCTTTAATACTTTCTAAATTGGTTTTTATATCTTGTAATTTAGTTTTTGCTCCATCAGTTTTTAAATCTACTTTTTTACCTTTGATTTTTTCGATAGTTTTTAAGAGATTTTCTAAATCATGTTGCTGAGTCATTGTTAAATTAGAATTTTTTAAAGTATTTTCTAATGAAGTTTTTAAGGATTGAGCTTCTTTTTGAATTGTTTGAAATTGCGATGCCATACTTTTAGTCATGTCGGCATTTAACTTAATCTTAGTTAGTTCACTAAGTTTAGTTTTACATTCTTCTGCTTTTTGTGAAACTAAATCAATTTCTCTTGTTAATGCATTATACGATTCAGCATTAGTTGTTTTAGCTCTTTGTTTTTCAAGGCTTTGTTTCAACCTTATTAATTCAGCATACTTTTGTTTCTGTGTTTCTAAATTTTTAGTAATTGTGTTTACGTCTTTACTATTATTAATTTGTATTTTAGTTTTACCACTTAATTTGTTGATTTCCTCTAATACGGTTTTTAAATTCTTTAAATTATCTAATGCACCATTATTTAACTTAAAAGCATCATTTAATTTTTTATTAACATCACTTAACGAATCTTTAAATGTTTTTAATTGTTCATTAAGCTTAGTTACATCTAATTTTAAAGTAATTTTCTTCTCTTCTAATGATTTTTTGAGATTCTCTAACTGTTTTTCAGAATCACCTTTTTCAACTTTAATACCTAATTTAATATTAAATTGATGATCTGCCATTTAATTCACCACCTTATTATTCTATCTTCAATCCTCTGGAAATAAGGTATTGTTTAAATTTAACAGGAATTTCTCTATCTAATTTTTGATAAGCACCTTCAGTAATATGTGTTAAAGGATAAGTCCCACCACCTTGACTCGTACTTCTTCTAACTGTCCCACTATTTTCCCAAGCAATCATAGGAAAGAAGTGACCACCATTCCAACTTTCCCAATCACCATTATCTTCAAAGCTTGCAGTAAGAAGCTTATCTCCAATAACAACTTCTGGTGTATTTTTTAATTGTTCCGTTCTCTCATATACTTCAGGCTCATGATCATTATATATCTGTTCCTCTATTTCATTACTCATAGTTTCCTTAAAATCATCTTTAAGTGAAACTAAGCCATCTTGTGAAATTCCTTCTACATATTTTACAATTTCTTGTATATTATTAAAATCCATATTAATCATCCTTTTTTAATTCATCTATTTCATCTTGGATTTTCTCTGCTTTTTTCTTAATGATATCTACTTTTTGAGATTTTAATATCATTAATTGAGTATATTGTAATTTTTCTAATTCATTAATAGCATTATATTGATTAAGTAACATTTCCATTTGCAATTCATTAAATATATCCATTATATCTCTCATTAGCAATAATAAATTACCCGTTGGATTAGCCAACATATCTACTATTGGTTCATCTATTTCTAAATCAGTACAATTTAATAATATATCTGTGTATAATTCTTCAGCTATTTCTGAATCATTTTTATCATTATTGCTTAATTCTTTTATTCTATTAAGTAATATTTCTCTTTGTTCTTGTGTTGGATTAAACACATTAACCTCTCTAATTTCATCATCTATACTAAATATAAATGAATTTCTTAAATGATTTCCTTTTAATTCACTTATTTTCATTATTTTACCTCCCATCACTAATTAAAATTTTATATTATTTTAAATTTTGTTGATTATCAAATATTCTATCTATTCTAGCATTAAGCTCTTTAACTACTTCAGTTATTCTTTCATTTAATATGTATCCTTGTCTAGCACTTAAAGCTACTTCACCATTAGTAGTAACTAAATTATTAATAACTTTAGGTTCTACTTTATTAATAATTACCTTCTCTTCTTTTATTGCACCATCAGTAACACTTCCATTAACTCTATATATGAATGGTTGTGTAATTAACATTTGTTTATCATGTGAAATTCTTAATTCACATTTATATGCCCCTTTCGTATTTGTAAAAGTATCATCTATTGGGAAATTTATACGATTGTTTTCTTCATCAACTTCACCAATACAAGATACCCATTCTTTTAGCATAGGTGGTTTACAAACAAATAATTCAACTTTATAACCTTTTAATTCTGCCTTTTTTATTTGTAACTCTTTTGTTTTTCCATTTTTATATAATTCAAGACATATATTGAATATATTATTGTCTTTTGTAAAAGTTTCTACCTCTGGAACAATAAGGATATCTTCATTTATATTAAATTTTAATTTGAATGTCCTATCCATAATTCCCTCCTTTTAAAATAAAATTTAAAAATACATAAAAAAAATAACTCCCTATTTTCATAGAGAGTTATTAAGTGTCTTATTAATTAATATATTCAATTTTATACTTGTTCACCAGTTTTAGGTTCTATTGTAAATACAAAATCTTCATCACTAGATAATATATTAAATTGTACTTCAAATGTAGATAAATCTACTGAAGATAATGATAATGAATTGTCTACGTTTGGTTGTACTTTAGGTATTTTCATTGTTTTAACACCAACAGTACCGTCTTTATAGACTACTGTAAATGTACCTTCATAAGAATAACAAGTTGAAGGAACATCTTTAGGAACAGTTATTTTGCTTGTTGTTGTTTCTATTGTACCACCTACTAATAATGCTAAAGCATCATCACTCATACATTCAGAACCTAATGTAAATGTTCTTTCTATTGAAGTATTCCAAGTAATAACATCTACACCATCAGCTCTAGCTGTTATTTTATCTGAAGATGTTTCCATATCGAAGGTATTACAAAAATCTACTTTTATTGATTTTGCACCTCCACCTATTTCAGTTAGTGTACCATTTACACATTTTTTTATTGCATATAAATCTGCACTTGTTTTAGCCATGTAATATTTCCTCCTATTTCATATTAAGTACATCATCGTGTACTACTCTAGTTTCTTTTTTCCAGTCTTTAACTTTCTTTAAATCAACTTTATAATTACCACCTGTAGCCAATAAATAAGAATCCTCTTTATTTTCTTTATATATTTCAGTAACAAAAGTATCTTTTAATTGCCATACAGTCCAATTTTTAATTGCTTGATAATCTAAGTTTCTATAATGAATGACATCGTGTACCATAATTTCAAATGTCATAATATTATCTTTTAAATGTTTTCTTCTATATTTTTCTTCAGCTTCTCTAACCATTTTTATTAATTCTGGTGAACCTTCTATTTTTTCTTCTGGTTTAGGTTTTTCAAAATATAATATTTCAAATATAACATCACTAAGTAAATGAAAATTTCTATCATTTATATTTGCAATACCTTTTCCATCCTTTTTAATAATTATTATATATTCACCATCTATTTCACTTAATTTAACTTCAGAAGCTTTATATAAAAATTTTAATGATTTAAATAATAAATTTATTAATTCTTCATTTTTTCCTAATGAAGTAGATAAATAAGTTAATAATGGTATGTTTAAATTTTTAATATCTTCATATAACATCATTGATTGTTCAATATAAAATGGTCTGATAAATTCATTTATATCATAATCATCCATAAAATCATCTACTACGAATTGATTTATAATTCCTAGTTCATCTTTTTTTAAATCAATTGGTTTTCCACTAACACATTGTTTAGGAAATTTCATTGTTATACGCATCCTTCCAATAAATTATTTCAAATTGTGTAGAATAACCATTATAATCGTAATAAGGAATACTATACATTGGTGAACAACTTTTAATTGTTAAATCACCAATACCTTGTAATTCTGGAGTTTTAGTTAAGATTTGTCTAATTCTATCTGTTACCACTAATTCTCGTATTCCATTTATTGTTTTTCGGCATGATTTATGACATATAACACCAACTTCAATTGTTAATACGTTATATAAAGAAGAAACTCTAGCACCATCAGAATAAGGAGCATCACTTTTAACATTTATAAATAATGTAATATCTCCTTCTTTGATGATTTTATCTATCTTTCTATCAACAAATACTTTATTTTCATTTAAGGCTGATATAGGATTTTTAACATCTGGTTGTGAAAGTATATCTTCATCTAAAATATTGTTGTAATATAAAAATTTATTAACTTGTTTATCTAACATGAATATTGTTGCTAATTTTGTCATGTAATTACTTGAAAAATTCTTTATAATACTGCTCACAATCCTACACCCCCTTAATTAAAATTTGTTTATCAATTATAAAATTACCTTCATCATTATTAACAATTAATCTTACTGTCTTACCTATTAGATCCATATTATAATTACAATGCAACGTACATATATTATTTTCAACAGATATAGTTATTTCTTTTGTATCAGTTTCAAGCTGATAACTTATCATTTGTTTTGTTCTAAATATATATTCATTCTCTTCACCTATGTAACAAATATCATTACCAATAAATAATTCATCAACATATTTACCAAAATTATTATAAGCAATATTATCTTCAATATCATCATCTGGTAATCTAGGTACTTGTAATAGTATAAAGTTCATTATACCGTCACTACCATTTGTATATCCGTTATATTCATAATCAACTCTATTTGTAACTCTGTAAGGTACATCATGGTTTACTAAGAATCTTGCACCAACATTTATATTTTCAGTTATTGGATTTTTACCTATAACAAATCTACATTTACTATCGCCATAAGACATATATCTAGCATCATTCATACCATCACTATATCAATAATTATTATCCAGTAGCTTTTTATCTACTGCTCTGGAGATTTCTCTCATTTTCATCAGTTGGTTAATTCCAACTCAGTTTGGCGTACATTTTCATCTTCAGCATTATCCGTTAAGATGTTGGATACTCTTGGAAGGATTATATTTATTCACCTTCTACGCTCTACATTGTTAATTAGCCTTTCGTAATCTAATTAATTAACTCGGTATTAGCTTGTCTATAAAAAATAGATTTAGCCTTTCTTACCATATGTATCACTACATATATGACCGATTTTACCCAATTTTCCTATGCTATATTTCTATAGCAAGACACCATACAGTTTAGCGTCATATTGTGTATATTAACAGGTATATCATATGTTGTACCATTTAATTTATATTTCACTATTTGATTACAAACTTTGAATATCAATTTCTTATATAAATTTAAACTTTGATGTTCTTTAAATACAGCTATCCACCAACAATTATTAAACCATATGTATGAACCAACATCCATATCAGCATTTTTATCAACTAAAATTTTCTTTTCATCATAAGCTGATTTATCATTGTTTGTAATATCATTTATATTTACTCTAATAGTTCCATTCTTTTTTAAATCTGGAAATTCACCATTTTTAGTATATTGAACAATATGAGTGGTTAATGCTTCATCCATAACCTGTTGAAATCTATATTCAGCATCTTTTAACAAAGATTCTTTACAATTTAATGCTCTTTGTGTTCTAATTTTATATCTTTCAAAATAACTCATTATCCATTCACCTTTTTCCCTTTGAACGAATAACGATTAATCCTATTTCTAAATTTATAAAAACTATCATTATATAAAGTATTTAATTTGTCTAATAGATTGGCAGGTGACTTAATGTTATAGTCACTAGTTGTAATTATTAAATCTATCATTTTTTCAGTATTTATTTTTGGTTTTAACCAATATAAAATCATACCATCAGCTAATATATATTGTTCATTCAATGTTAAATCTTCTTTAAATGAACTATTTTCTATTGTTAAGTCTTTTTCACAAATATCAAACATTGAAATAGCACCTTCTAAATAAATTAACATTAGTTCTTCAGCTAATTCTTGTTCTAACTCAGCTATTACATCTTTGCCTATTTGTGCTAAAAATCGTTTATAAATATCTTGAACAGAAGTTGCCATATAAAGCACCTCCTATCTTTCATTTTCACCTATTAGCAATTGTAATCCTAATAAATTACAAAGAATTGTTTCTTTACTACGAGGTAGTATATATTCTTCAGTTGCATCAAGGTATATAGCTTTACAAGCAATTCTTTTAACATAATCTCTTGATTCATTTTCTAATTTAGATTTAAATTCGGCATCAGAACTATCAACTATAAATTCTTCAAGATAATCATATCCAGCTTTATCATAATCTTTTAATTTTAAATATTCCATTATGTCAACTAAATTGTATTTTTCATTATAAACATCAGTCATAACTAATACATCTTTTGTGAAAAAACCTTTAGCATCCCTTACTACTTCTTCAAGTTCATCTAAAGTTAATACTGTATCTTCAGAAGGACTTAAATCAAAATAAGGTATACCAGTTTTTCTACTAACAAAATAAGCATTACCATCGGATATATTTAATACTTCAACTTGTATCTCACTAGCTTGTTTTCTAAGTTCTATTTTCTTTTCTTTAAATTGTTGTCTTCTTGATACTGTTTTAGTTTTTGGTTTTGTTTCTTCTACAACTTCTTTAGTCTGTGTTTCAGTTTGTTCTTCTGCCTTTTTCTTTTCTAAATCAGCCTTACTTACTCTTGCCATTATTAATCTCCTCCTATTTTATATAAGTCCCCTTAATAAAAAGGGAACTGTTATTAATTATTATATTTATCAAATTATGCAGATATTTTTATCATTGCAAAATGCATTGCTACTGGGACACCAACATGGACAAATCTTTCCATTTCCATTTCTAATTGATAATCTTTTCTAGCTAATGTATCATTAGAATCTAATATTGTAACTCCGCCCTCGTATGTAACAACTGCTAATTTACCGTTTGCATCTGGAACAGTTATGATTAGATAATCATCTGGTATATGGAATTTATTATTTTCAACATCATAATATTGAGTTAATTCTACACATCTTGTACCTTCAAATAATTTTACATAACCACCATTTCTTCTATCTTCATTATCTAAAACATAATCATTTCCACCAGAATTAGGTATAGTTGCTAATGCTGATTTAGTACCTAATACAACTGGTTCTACACCAGTAGCACCTTTAACTTTAGCTATCATTTGTTTTAATTTGTCACCAACACCATCGGCATTTGTAGTAGCTTTTAAATTAGTATTAACAACATCATAAGCATCAAAAACAGTTTGTATAACCATCATTGTTACTGTATGATCAAAAGAATCTTTTACTTTATTAACTAATTCAGTCCAAGAAACTCTACCAGTTAAAAATTCAAATGCTTCTTCATATATTTTGATACCTAATCTAGTCATTTTAGTGTCTAGTTTGCTATCATGTAATCTTTGTCTATCAGTCATTCCAACACCAGTTGCTATTTGACTAACTTTAAATAAGTCTTTATTTTTAACTTTATAAGTTTTCTTATCACCAAAGTCACAAGATTCAACTAATATATATCCACCTAAGTCAGTTAATTTTGGTAAATTTACTAATGGTTCTAAAACTTCTTCTAATAATTCATAGAATCTAACTTTATTTTTTTCAAACCATCTATTCATTTTTTCTTTTCTCGCAGGTGGCTCACCTATTTCATTTATTATAGCCTTTCTTATCACGTCTTCTGCTTCTGCAACTGAGTATTTTATAACAGTATTGTTATAACAGTCGAAAGCAGTCTTTTGTAAATCAGTCATGTTTTCTCTTAACATAATTTCCTCCTATTTTAACCTATTTTTCTATTATTAATTTATATATTCCTATTATATAAACATTATTTTATAACAATCTTTTTTCATGTATTTTCTAACTTCTATAACTTGAGCTATTGCATTTTTTTCAGTACCTTCAGCTTTAGCTAATGTAGTACCAGTAGCAACTGGAACTAATACATCACCAACAGCGACTTCACCATCAACTAATGCTTTTTCTATAGTTACTCTATTACCTTTTTCTAATAAGTAACCTCTAACTAATTCACCACTTTTATGTTTAGGTATATCGCCTGATAATACTCTTTCATCATATCTATGGTAATCAGAAGCTATTAAACAATAAACATCACCAAAACCATCAGTTAAAGCAACACCTTTTAATGCTTCCCCACCTAGATCAAAATTACCAACTTTGCAGTCAGCTAATCCGCTTATTTTAACGAATCCACCATTTTCGCAGTCTACATCTAATTTAACTGAAACTGCCATCTTGTCATTCACATGATTTAACTCTGTATACATAATATCCTCCTTATTTGTTTAATAATTCATTAAATAAACCACCGTAAGGTTCATCATCTGAACCACCATTGTCATCTATTTGTGGCATTTCTTCTTTTTCTTCTTCTTTTTTACTAAATGTTTGTTCATTTTGTTCTGCTAATTTTTTCATAGCAAACATATAAGCTAATTCTTTTTCATAAGCCTTAACTTCCATTTCTTGATTCATAACTTTTTCTTTTAATTCAGCTATTTCTTCATCTTCTAATCCAAATTTAGCAGTTACTTCATTAACTTGTTTTTCATATTCAACCTTGTCAGATTGAAGTTTAAATTGTTTTAATTCTTCATAATCTTTCATGTCATCTAATTTTTCAGATAACTCAACAACTTGTTCTTTGGCTTTATCACTTTCTGATTTAAGACTATTAAATTTTTCTACTATGTGTTCTTTAACTTTAGAATCTTCAGCAAACTCAACTTGTTGTTCACCTTCATTCATTGGTCTCCATTCACATATGTAAGCTTTCTTTCCTTCAAAGTCAAGTTTAACAGCATCACCATCTATTAAATAAGGTACACCAAACATTTTACATTTGTCTGAATAATCACATAATATTGCAATTTTATCGTCTGGTATTAAATCATATAGACAATATTGTTCCATTGTGTATGATTCTCCCCAATAATCAGTAGTTTCTACTGTTATATCTGAAAGATAATTCCATATTTGCCCTCTTATATCATCGCAAGATAAAGAGAAATCTAATTCTGGTTCTTCCACCTCTGATTTTTCTACTTGAGGTTCTTCTTGTTCTTCAACAGAATTTTCAACAACTTTTCCTTTGTTTTCATTCATGTTTTCTTTTTCACCTCCCCTCAATTCTTCATTATATGCTGTTTGCATATCTTCTACTGTCATAGTATCTTCGCTTGAAAAATAAAATTCACCAACTGTATTGTGCATACCAGTTTCAGCACTTATAATAGTAGTTCCCATTAATTCGAATTTCTTTATATCTAATATATTATCGTCTGTCATTTCAGCATCATTACAATATAACTCTGTGCTTATATTAGATATACAATCTTTATCTAACAATATATCGTTTAATTTATCCATATAATGTTTCCATAATAAACCATAAGCATAAATATAAGTTCTACTATCTTCTTCTTCACACCATATTTCTGTTGATTCTGGTATAAATCCAACTGGTTTCTCTAAATGATTTACAACTAATTCGAAATCATCATCTTCATTTTGTTCAAAACTATAATCAACATCATGATTACCAATCTTATAATTTCCGTCATTATCTTTATAAACATGACATAAAATTGGAGTATTTCTAACTGTTGCTTCCACACATTCAACCATTGTTTCTTTTGTAAATTGTGTTCTATTTTTAGATTGACCATCATGCATTAATTTAAGTTTACATTTTACAAATCTACTATTATCATCATTTTCAGCGAAAGATACAATTTTTCCCTGTAATCTTTCTTTCAAGGAAGGTTTCCTCCTTTCCATAATTTTGTATATAATAAAAAGAGATTCAAATAAATCTCTTAATAAGCTAAATTTAAGTTTGTATTTTATCTTTATTGTATTGTTCAATTAAATCACTTAGTTCTTTGCTATTCATAAATATCCAAAATTGATGTTTTGAACTTTTATTAATACCAGAACACCATGATATTTGACCATTTTTACATAAAAATCTTTTTAAATATTTGTTATAACATATAAATATTGGTTTCATTTTATTTCTCCTCCATTTTGCAACGTTTTGTTGTTTGTATCCCTCCATTTTGCGAGGTATTAATTATCATATTCCTTCTTAATTTTCACTTTATTATAACTTAACCACCCTATGTTTATATGAATAACTTGATTGAACGTAGTGAAGGTAATTTATAACGATAAACGAAAAATTAATCTCTAAAGAAATATGTATCAGCTACCCAACGTAATTTCTTAATGTCATTTCCACTGTATACAACATATGGATTGATAAAATAAAAGTCTTTATCATCATTAATATTATAAGCAAATAATTTATATTCTCTACCATTTACAGTAACATAAAAATTTCCTAATTCTTTTACTAACCTTCTCAAATGACCTTTTCCATCTTTAATGTTTAATAATTTACCAATCTCAGTTAATGTCATTGGTTTAGCTTTGTCTTCCAATACATCAGGATCATGGCATATCATATTATTAGAATAATGAACAAATGGTATTAATTGATATACATTAGCCAAAGTTTTATGTTTATTAGTTGGACATCCTTCATATAACTCTCTTATTGTATTTATAAATAATCTACAATAACTTTGTTTAGTTTTATCAATATCTTCAACTTCACCTTTGATAAAATATTTAGTGTTTACAAAATAAGATTTGTCCAATTCAAACATTACATCATTTTCTTTCATGTTATTTAAGAATTTTCTAAAAGCTGTATCACCTAGACCTAATACACTTTGAATTTGTTTTCTACTCATTGGTGCATTAGATGAAAATGTTCCATCTTTACTTCTTTCTTTTATAGTTAATAATCCCTTTTGTTCATAATCAGAATAAGTTGCTAAATATATTATTCTGCTAATATTAGCTTTATCTAATCCTAATTTATTAAATAATAATTCATTTTTAGCATAAATCATATGAACAAAACCTCCTAACACCTTACACTGTTTTCTTAATTGAATTTTATTATTTAAAAACATTTGTTGTTCTGGAGTTAATACCTTTTTCTTTTCGGCTTTTAGAATTATTTCTTCAGATCCATTTGTTTTGATATAAGTTGTTCCTAATACTTCTCCTGTATCGATATTTATTGCTTGTACTCTTTCATAAGTATCTTGCATATACTAGCCTCCTTATATTCCTCGCTTCCCTTATTAATTATCATATTCAATTTTATAAATGTATTTCATTACTAAATAAAATTTCCTTTTTATCATTTTCACTAAATGTCAATACACCATTATTAGCAAATACATAATATTTACCATTTTGTTCTTTACATTGCAACATTGTAAATTTATTAGCTAATAATTTATCTTTAATATTTTCATCTTTAACATATAAAAATTTCAACTCAATCTCCTCCATTTATAAATCATCATCTGTATCAGTATAATATAAAAATCCATTACCTAATTCATGAGGTTTTAATCCTTTTATTTCTACTGTATTTTTGATTAATCTTGCATATAATTCTTTTTCACTAGGTTTTCTATCCCATTGATAGATAAATTTCTCTTTCAATAATGCTAGAAATCCACTTACAATAGGTGTTGACATAGATGTTCCACTACATCTACACCATTTATTACCTTCTTTGTATGTTGATGTTATATCAGTTCCAACAGCACATAAGTCAACATAAGTATTACTATTAGAATAAGGTGCTATTCTTTTATTAAGATCAATTGCACCGACATTAATTACTTCTTCATAGCAAGATGGATATTCTAATTCATCTGTATTAGGATTGCCATCACCATTATTCCCAGCTGAGCAAACAATACTTATTCCTTTATTAATAGCTTCTTTAACAGTAATGTATAATTCATTAGTATCTTTAGTTGCACCTAAAGACATATTAATAATATCCACTCCTAATTCAATACCCCATTTTAATCCATTAATAATGCTATCATATGACCCATTGCCTTTGTCATCTAATACTTTACCAACATATATTTTAGAATTAGGAGCTACTTGTAATATTTCACCTATTACAAAAGTGCCATGTCCATTATTATCTTTGTAATCTATTTCATTAGTAAAGTTTTTACATTCAACTATATTTTTCTTTATGTATTCATGTTCAGAATATCCAGTATCAAGTACTAATATACTAATACCTGTACCTCTCCAACCTTGGGATTGAAACTTTTCAATATTACTTGCTTTCATTCCTTTACATAAAAATTTATCCATTCTCTATTACCTCCTAGTTAGTTTTGAGATTCAGATTGATTTGTATCACTCGTCTCACTCTCACTTGCAGAAGGTCTGCCTTGATCTAAGTCTTCAGATGTAGCAGTATGTGATGATAACATAGGTGGCATAAGTTCATCTATACCCATTAGTTTTTCTTGATTAAGAATGCATAAAGCCTCATAAGGTTCTAGTCCTAGTGTGGCTAAATATTTCAATCGTGAGTCCCATAATGCTATTGAACTTACAGCTAACTTAATATTATCAGCTTTATTAAATCTATTATTGTCTATAAAATATAAAATGTAATTTTTTAGAATTTTATCATTTTCCATGTAATTATTCCAAAATACCTCAAACATTTGAAGTAGTTTTAATGGAAGAATTGAATCTGAGATTTGTCCATATTGAACAGAAAGGTTATTTGAACGTGAACCATTAAATATTTCTGATGATATACCAGCATCATCATAAGCTCTCTCTTTTACATTGCTAGTATAAGATAGTTCTTTACTTTTATTATCACCTAATGATTCAGAACTAACAGTATAAGGAGTTGTAACTACGCCGACACCAACATTATCCCCAGCTCCAACTGCATTTTTTACTGCTTCATGATATCCTGTTGCTTCATCATAATCACATAATATTTCACCTTCATCATTAAGTGGTAATTTTTGTACTACTAATTTATAATTTGAAAGTACAGCGCCATCATCTTCTATTTTAGCCAACTTATTTAATTTAACTAAATCCTTTATCATAGAAGTATAGTAAGGCAAACCTTTAGTTTCCATATAATTAATAGTAAAACCCCAAGCTTGATTACTTGTTATTTGATACCAATGTTTATGATAATTTTTATCTTTTGTAATATCACTATCTTCAGCTTTTTTTCTTATTTTTCTAAACTCTTGAGGTAAAGAATTTAATTTATCTTCATCGTAACTTAATAATTTAGGTATATTGATTGAATATTTACCAATACCATTTTTAATGTTTGTTATTTTGCATAATTCAGTAGGTATTTTTAATATATCAAAATTACCATTTTCAATATCATCGTAAATATAAATAAATAATTCTCCTGCACTTAGTAAAGAATGCATCATCCAAGGAGCATTATATTTTAATCTATAAGCTTTTAATCGTTTACAAGCTTTTGGATATTCTTTATCTAATTTTGCTTTTTTATTTACTTTTAATACATCAGCAACAAGAAAATGGTCATAAGTTAACATTGAAGATTTATATATTAATATTTCTTTTAAAATACCACAATTAGTTAATAATCTATCATGTAATAATTGTAGTTTTTTAGCATTATCTTTAGGTCTTTCTAATATTCTAGCTATTTGTTCTGGTGTAAATGTACCATATCGTTTATCTTCTAATTCATCAAAATAGCTAATATCACTTGCTATTTTCTTTGCAAAATCGACCATAGTAAATTTTTCATCACTCAAAAACATCTACACCTCCTTTTTAATTATAAAAGAACATAAATTTACTTTTTCTTTTTTTACCTTTTTTATATTTTTCATTTTCTATTAATTCAGCTAAATAATTAGCATATGATAAACTTGAATATCTATCTTTCCTATTTCTACCTTGTTCTCTTACAGCTATATTCCCTTTATCTCTAACTTCATATACCAAATTTAAAGTTTCAAATACAAATTGTGATGTTTGTATAAAAGGTGCTATTTGAAGTGCTGAATATTCAGGGTCTGTAAAGAATTTTTTATCTTTTGTATAATCTGTTCTTTTTTCAGATTCATCTATTAATAATCTTATTTTTCTTGATGCAAAAGCATTTTTTAACCATACACAACAATTATTATTACTTGTTTCTGTTGGTTTGATAGCATATATTACAGGTAAACCACCTTTACCCATTTCAACATCAAGTTCATTTTCTTTAGTATTTCTTTCATATATTGCAAATGATGGATAATGCTCATCTGCAATTTTATCATAAGTATCTTTCATTAATTCATTTAAAACTGCAAAACCAGTACCATTGTAGTCAATAATTATCTTATCGCATTTAAATTCAAAGAATAATCTTTTAATCCTCATGGCTTGTTCTTCAACATCTAAACCATTGTATGATTCCATATGCACAACTTCTCTAGTAAATCCATTCACATTAGGGATTAATCTCATTAAAGTATATATAGAGTTGTCATTATTTTTACCACCCATAACAGCAACGTCTATACCCATTATCCTAATTTCACCTTTCATTTTAGGCATTTGCTTTCTTTTTTTTTCTTTTTCTTTTTCATCTCTATAATCACTAACAGTCATAGGATAAAATGCTGTATTTAATACTCTACAATTATTAATTTCATCAGATTTAAAGTATGAATTTTCTGATTCCCCAAACCATAGACCACAATACTCCATATCATAAGCTACTTGACCTATTTGTGCCTTATCTTCTTCTATTTTTTCTTTAAGCAATAAATCATGATCTAATGAACATATATAAGGTATGTCACAAGCAAATGAAGGCTTACCTTCACACATACTTTTTACAGTTGTTTCAAATTTATTGTAACTCCAGTGACTTTTTAACCACGCAGAACTTAAATATATCTCACGATTACTTTCTTTTGGATAATTTTTATATTCTTCTTTTTCCATAAATGGAGGTTTTCTAGGGGCTGTTAAAAATTGTTTTAAGACAAAATTTATATCTTTTTCTTTGATAAGTCTAAATTCATCAGCTACAAGAACATTACCTCTAGCCCCTCTTGCTCCATCACCAGAAGTTGTTACTCTTATAGTTGAACCATTTTTAAATATACAACATATATTATCATGTTGAGTTTTAATTTCTTTAATTTCTCTAGCTAAAGCAGGTGATTCCCTTTGTAAATCTACTATTTTTTCCGTAATTATATTTCCTGCTTGTTTTTTATTTCCAGATGCAATAATTATTTTACTACCAGGATATAAAATTGCTCTAACACAACAAAACACAGCGGTAATCCATGATTTTCCTAAACCTCTACAAGCAATTATAGCATTTATATTACATATATTCATCATATAAATTAAAACCATTTGAAACCAATATAAATTTAATTGTAAATATTCAACAGCAAACCTATGAGGATTTTTTCTTCAATATTCAGCCCATATCTTAGTACCTTCTAATAAATTTTGAAATGAATCTTTTTTTAATTTTTTTCTAGGTTTACTTTTTATTTCTTTCATTATTTCTCACCTCCCAAGCTAACATTTGTTGATTAAATAAATTATTACATTTAAATTTAACATAGGGTTTTCCATCTTTATGCCCATATCCTAAATTTTCAATTTCACAGCCATTTTGATATAAAAAATTAGCTTGTGTTATATTAAATATTTTTAATGTTTTCATATTATTACCTCTTTAAATTTATTTTATTACTTAATATATTTTCAATATTATCATAGTCCCAATACCATATTTCTAATAACTCTATATTATTATCCATAGCATATTGTCTTTTTCTTTTATCATGTTCTTGTTGTTTTTTAAAATCTTCAATAGATTTTTGAAACCCTTTAACAAAATG